CGCGCGCTCATTGCCAACGGCGTGGCGTTTGTTGTCGGCGAGGACCACACCGAGGGAGCCCGCAACATCATGGCACTGAAGACCGCCCGAGGCGGCGACGCGGTGCTCTACACAGTGCGCATGGTTTATACGTTCGTGAATGTCGACAACCCCGCGGAGAAGCTCGCGGTCTTCATGTCCGGCGCGGGGCAGGACACGCAGGAGAAGGGTCTCTACAAGGCCTATACCGGAGCGCTTAAGTACCTTCTGTCCGAGATGTTCCTTATCCCGACAGGCGACGACGCGGAGCGCGAGGCCCCGCAACCGGCGGTAAAGCCAAGGCCCGCCGCTCCAGCCCCCAAGCCAAAGCCCGCCGCCGCGCCCAGTGACCCAGCCAAGCCCGACAAGATGAGGCTCCTATCGGACTGTGTCGAGCACTTCGGGAAAGAGGCGATCATATCATGGTGCGACCTGGAGTTTGGCAAGCGCTCAGCCACCGAGATGACCGACAAGGAGGCGCAGGCCTGCTTCGAGCACTGGATATTGGGGGTAAAACAGAATGCGGATAACTAACGCAGCCGGACTGCCGCAGCCTCTCGTCGATGCCGTGCAGCCGTATCGCCCCAAGGAGGGCAGGCTAAGCGTGACCGAGCTCATCGACCACCCATACCGGGCAACCCTGCGCCGCAAGCACTGGGACGAGATCACCGAGGACGCCAGCGACCGGATATGGGCGGTTCTCGGCACATCCGTTCACGCCATCCTAGACCAGCAGAGCACAGGCAACGTGCTCACCGAGGAGCGGCTGGAAACCGACGTCGCCGGGGTGACCGTGTCGGGGAAGCCCGACCTGCTTGACGCTGACGGCACGCTCTCGGACTACAAGGTGACGTCTGTGTGGGCGTTCCTGCTTGGCGACATGAAGGACTGGACGCGACAGCTCAACTGCTACGCGTGGCTCTACGGCAAGCACGGGTTTGAGGTTAAGCGCCTGCAGATCGTGGCGATCCTCCGCGACTGGTCCCGTCGGCGGGCGGCTACCGAGGACAACTACCCAAGCTCCCCGGCGATTGTTGCGCCAATTCCGCTTTGGGACAAACACAAGATTACGAGCTACGTCAAATCAAGGGTTGATGCCCACAGCGCCTACCGCGCCGGGCTTTCCACGATGTACTGCGACGCCGAGGCGAGGTGGCGAAAGCCTGACCGCTGGGCCGTTCACCGCAAGGGGCGCAAGCGCGCTATCAGACTCTTTGACTCGGCCGAGGAAGCCGGCGCCTACATCAGCGACAACCCCGACGACGACGGCCTCTACGTTGACCACCGTCCGGGCGAGGATGGCAAATGCGCGAACTTCTGCCCCGTGAATAGGTGGTGTGAGTATTACGCCGGCATCAAAGAGAAGGAGGGGGTGACTCCGTGAAAGTGCTGGTTCCGAGCGGGTTTTTCGACAGCCCGCTCGTTTGGAAACTCTCGCGGCGGTGGCGAACATCGACGGACGTTGCGGCGGTGCGGCTCCTGCGGTTCTACCTGTACTGCGCGACCAGCCAGGAGGACGGGGACGTGACCGAGTGGGACGACGGTCTTTACTCGCGCGCAAGCCAAGGGCCGCCCGACACCGCCGAGGTCTTTCGTGGGTGCGGCGTTGTCACAAAGCGCGGGGGCCGCGAACTCATCACCGACTGGCTTGACGCGGCCGGCGGGTACCTGTGCAGGAAATACAGCTCAAGAAAAGAGCGGCTTATGCCGATATATAATAAGTACGGCGTCGAGCCGCGACAGAAGCCTAAGATGCTGGGGGACAAACTTTGAAGAGCCTGCGCAAGGGGATTGAACAGGAGAAGGCCGTCCTCGGCAGCCTAATCGTGGACTCATCCATCCTCCCTGGCGTACATGAAAAGCTGACATCCGACAGCTTCGTTCTGCCGCAACACAGGGACATCTACGCGGCGATCATGGACCTATACTCCCATGACAAGTCCGTCGCGGCGGCAGAGCTGGCCGCAAAATTGCGTGGCAAGGGCGTCACCGTAGGCGGTTGTGGAGACATCGCGGAATACCTCTCCGGCCTGATGGAGTTAAGCGCTCACGCAGGCAGCGCCCTTCGGATGGCCGGAGAGCTCCACAACCTGGAGCTTAACCGCCGTGTCACCGACATCCTCGACAGGGCAAACAAGCAAGCCTCCGACGGCTCCTTGTCGTCATCCGACCTGGCCGAGCTCATCGGCCAGCTATCCGACGCCGGCGCCAACCGGAAACTAAGCGAGTGCGCCACCATCGGGGACATAGCAAAGACGCTGTCCTTCGACGCCGACCCCGACAGCCGCGGCATACCGACCGGCATAGCAGACCTTGACAGCAAGAGTAACATCCTGAACAAGGGCTACCTGACGGTGCTCGCCGGCCGGCCGTCCATGGGCAAGAGCTCGCTCATGCGCGAGATGATCCTGGCCGCAAGCCGCGACAACCCGGTCCTCGTATGCAGCCTCGAGGAGCCCCGTGACGTCTTCGTCAAGAAGATTATCTACGGCCAGGCGCAGGTCAACACAAAGTACATAGAGCAGCCGTGGCTTGAGCCGTCCGAGGGCGACATCAAGGCCCTCGTCTCGGCGGCCAACCATCTGGCGTCAAGGCCGATCTACTTCTATTCAAACTACGGGCTCTCGGCGAACGACCTGTCCGTCTTTACCCGACAGCTTGAGCTCATCGGGAAGAAGCCGAAGGTTGTGTTCATCGACTATCTCCAGCTCATGACGCATCCGTCGGCAGACTCCACGAACGACGCCGTTGGCAAAACGACCCGGAGGCTTAAGCTGTGGGCCGTGGCCGAGGAGATATGCGTTGTGCTGTTGTCCCAGCTCAACCGAGAAGTCGAGCGCCGAAGCCTGCCGAAGCCAAAGCTCTCCGACCTGCGGGACTCAGGCTCAATCGAGCAGGACGCCGACAACATATTGTTCATCTCGGCCGAAGACATCGCCGACATGTCGCGTGTGTTGTCGCTGGCAAAGCACCGGGGCGGACGCACCGGAGACATGGAAGTTGTTTTTGCAAAGGAATGCGGGCGCATCAAGTCGATGGCGTCCTCTGTTGAGGAGTATGAGTATGCAGGATGATCGTGACCGCCGGTGCATGGACCTCATGGACGAGCTCGGCACAGCGTGGAGTTATGCCGAGAACCCGCCCCTTGACATCTGCATGGACGACGTTATCGACCTCGCGCGCCAGCGCTACGTGTGGGGCAAGGCCCACTACGGGGACAAGACGTGGGCGAAGTCGCTGACCGCCTTGAGGCAGGACGTTCTCGAGGAGCTTGCCGACGCCCTTGTGTATACGGCCATGATCTATCGTAAACTGGAGGACCAGCTAAAATGCCAACCTGCAACAACAACCACAGGCGAGTGACCTACGACATCACGCCGTGTCCCGTGTGCAGCCTTCGCAACAGCTACAGCGGGGCGGGCAACAGGATGGAGGGCGAGATCAGGCGGCAGATGGAGGCGCTCAAGGCGATGGAGGGCGAGCTCGAAAAGGTGAAGGCCGAGCGGGACGCCGCGCTCTTGGACCCCGACTCGGCCCCCGTGCGCAAGGAGCTCAAGGAACTCCGTCGTCAGGTCAGGGCAATCCGCACCAAGGCCAGTAAGTATCGTAAGCTCGTGACGTCTTTGAAACAGAAGCGAAAGGAGGCTGCAGGTGTCGTTTAGTATCAACTCTGTGCATATCTCCGGCAATCTGGCGAGGGACCCGGAGCTCAGGTACTCGAAGGCGGGCTCCCCGTTTACGTCCTTTGTCGTTGCCGTCTCGAAGGGGACCGACAAGGGGGCCAGCTTCGTGGACTGCGTGACGTTCGGCGACAACGCAATCGCGCTTGCCGAGACGGCGAAGAAGGGAACGAAGGTTGAGGTCGCTGGCCGCATTGACCAAAGCTCGTGGGAGACAAGCGACGGCCAGAAGCGGAGCAAGCTCCAGGTCATAGCCGGAGCCGTGACAGTTACGACGTTTGGACGCAAGCCGGAGACGAATGATGCCGAGACAAAAAAGGAGCCAGAGTCAGCAGACATCCCGTTCTAAGAGGTGGTCAATCACCATTGACGGCACGCTGCCGTCGATGAAGAACCGGCGGATACTGGCCCGTGGGAAGATGGGGAGACCGATGTTCATCAAGAGCCGGGAGGCTCAAGGGTGGGCGGCGACTGCCGAGAGGCAAATCTTGGCGTCGCTGCCTCCGTCCTTTTCCGGCCCGGTCCGTCTCACCGCAAGCGTCTATCATTGCCGCAAATCAAGCACGAACTCCGCCATTGCATTCCCCGACCTTGACGTCGAGCTTCTCTGCGATGTGCTTGAGAAGGCCGGCGTCATTGAGAACGACCGGCTCATCGTGACGAAAATCTGTAACAAATACTATGACAAAGAGCGTCCAAGGGTTGAGGCTATTATAGAGGAGGTGGAGAAATGGTAGCATGGGTCCCGGCCATAGTGGTCGTTACAATTCTTCTCGTTGTTGCCATAGTCCTTGACAACAAGTGGCACAAGGACGACGACGACAGCATACGCCCATAGGGCGTGATGACTTTACCAGTAACCCAATAGAGGGGGAGGACCGTGAAAAAGCGGGGAACATTGTGGGACGGTGCGCTCATGGCTGTGCTGCGTCTTCTTGCCGACTTCAACCCCGAGGACGTCCGGCTTGCCCGGTGGGCCAAGCGCTACGGCTTCGATCCAGACAAATTCCCGGCACGGCTGAGAAACCCCGAGAGCTACATCCGCGGAAGGATCAAGCGCATAAAGCAGGCCGCGAACGTGCTCTACGACGAGTACTCTGAGAGATTCGGCGCCGAGGTCTCCGGCACCTGCTCGCTCGACGAACTGCAGGAAGCCTACGGGGACTTCTGGCAAACCCACGTTGTAAGGAAGTGGTAATGAAGACAGAGCTGTTCATCAGCGACGTGCATATACCGCACCACGACCGGGCCGCCGAGGCGGTGGCGTTCAAGATAGCGAAACACATCAAGCCGAACATCGTCACGTTCGGCGGCGACATCATCGACATGGAAGGCGTCAGCTTTCACCTGCACCCGCCGCAGGCGGAGCTTAAGCTCTACGACGAGGTGATGAAGGCGAAGGAATGGATCGGCCGCTGGAGGCAGGCGTTCCCCAGGGCCGAGATGCACTTTCTCGACGGCAACCACGAGCACAGGCTCACCAGGTTCCTGCATCAGTACGCCCCGGCGCTCTCGACATTCCCGGAGCTATCGACGCTGAAGCTGCTGGACCTGGCGGCGCAGAGAATCAAGTACTACGCCGACGGCAAGCGCTTCCGTATTGGAAAGCTCTGGCACGCCCACGGCGACCAATTCAGGATAGGAATGGGGTGCGTCAACCCGTCGGTTCAGCTATTCAGGAAGTACTACAACAACATCATCGTGGGCCACTTCCACCGCATATGCTCCCACTTCCAGACTGTGCTGGAAGACACGTATGGCGTGTGGATCAACGGCTGTTTGCAGGACCTGCACCCCGACTTCGACAAGGAGGCGAACTGGCAGCACGGGGTAACAATTATCCATTATACCAGCGGAGGCTTTTTCCATGTTAACCAAATCCCAATTATCCAAGGCAAGGCTGTCTACGGGGGGACTTTGTTCAAGGCTTAACGACTTCGCTCCCCATGTCGCCCTTGCCACCGCCATCGTTGCCCTGATCTCGTCATTAACCTTTGGTATCCGCCACAAGCAGGATACCGCCGCAGCCATCGCCGAGTACCGGTCGGAAGACGAGAGCCTCACTCTCTTCCGCATGACCATGCTGGCCAAGGGTGTGCAGGCGATTGACTGGAAGGTTGAGAGAATCCTTGACGGGGACGTCGAGGTCAAGGACGCCCAAATCCGCAGGCCATCCGTTCAAATCTTCGCTTCATCGCCCGCCGGGACATCAGCCGGAAGCGGCACGGTCGTTGCCGTTGACGGAAAGAAAAGCTACATCATCACCGCCTATCACGTCATTGATGGCGCCGGAGACCTCACGGTCAGGGACAGCGCCAAGCCCGGCCTTGTCTACCCAGCCACGTTTGCCGTTGCCGACATTGCCAGCGACATCGCCGTTATCGTCGTCGATGCCGAGCTTCCCTTTGTCGCCACGTTCATTCGGCCCGACGAGATTAAGCAGCTTGAGGTTCTTCGCCCCTGCTACACGTTCGGCTTTGCCGCCGGACGCCATCCGGGCCACTTCTCCGGCGGCTACATCTGCGACGCGAGCGCAAGCGGAAGGATGAGCGCGAGCGTGACGTTCGGCAACTCCGGCGGCGGAGTCTACATCAAGACGCGCGGCGGGCACTATCGCCTCGTCGGCGTCGTCAACAAGATCGCGCTGGTCTCGTTTAACGGCCAGCCTGTCCCGGTGTTTCACATGGCGTTCTTTACCGGCCCCGACAAGATTGTCGAGCTACTTGAAAGCGCAGGTGTCGGCCATGTCACAAGAGGAAACTAGTCGCTTCATTTATAACTTCTGCGCGACGTGCGGGTCGAAGCTGCGTCGGATTGCGTTGTTCACGACGGTTCATTGGATATGCCCACACTGTGACGGCGACGACTTCGAGCAGAGGCCGATCGAGGAAATAGAGGCGGACATTATTAGGAAGAAAATGCGTGACATCCAATAGCGAGGAATACAGGGTGCTGGCGCGGAAGCTCCGGCGCGAGGCAGACACATCCACCAAGCGGGCGAAGATCATCGAGCTATTGAGTACCGGCGAGGGCAACAAGGAGATCATCGCCAAGACCGCCGGATCGACCGTCAACTACATCAACAAGCTGCTTTCCAGCGACGAGGTTGTCCGCGAGGCAGCCCGCAGTGGCGGCGCGTCAAGGCTCTACGTCATCATCCCCCGCGCCATCCGCAGGCTCATTGATCTTCTGGACAGCGAGGACGAGAAGCTGGCGCGGCTTGTTGCCGTTGACATCCTTACGATGGTCGGGATGTACAAGTCCGGGCCGAGCGTCGCCATCCAGCAAAATAAATTTTCCCCGCCCGGCGAGGCGGACTCCCTGAAGGATATGACATTTGAGGAGCTTGAGCATGTCGGTCGGAAACTGGCAAGAACGATTGTTGACGCAGATATCGGCGGAGAAGGCGCGGAGACTGAAGGAGAATCCGACGCTCGGATACAAGCCGTTCCTGACACAAGAGATATTCCACAGGGACAAGTGCCGGAACCGGTGGCTAATCACCGGGAACAGGTACGGCAAGACGACGGCCGGGGCGGTGGAGGCGGTGTGGTGGTCAACGGGGACGCATCCGTACAGGAAGGCCCCGACTCCGAGCCACGGATGGATTGTGAGCCTGACCAACGACGTCCAGAGGGACGTGGCGCAGGACAAGCTCCTCCAATACTTACCGACCCGTTTGATAGCCCGGAAGCTGTACCGGCAGAGGGGCGTTCTGGACCTGATGACGTTGACCAACGGGAGCACGATAGGGTTCAAGACGGCGGAGCAGAAGCGGGAGAAGTTTCAGGGGACTAGCCGGGATTGGGCGTGGCTGGACGAGGAGATGCCAATAGATATTTTCCGTGAAACGCTGACAAGAACCGTTGACAAGCAGGGCTCCCTCTGGTGTACCATGACGCCGGTCGAAGGGATGAGCTGGACCTACGACGAGGTCGTCTGCCACTCAAACACATGGAAGATTCATCCGTCGAGGTGGAAAGAGGATCACCCGGCGGCAAGCCAGCTTCCGGTCCCCGACAGCCGAAAGACCATTCACGTCTTTTCCGCAAGCATACACGAGAACACATCCCTTTCTCCGCAGGCGATCGAGGAGTTCACGGAGCAAATCCCTGACGAGCAGGAGAAGCGAAGCCGCCTGCATGGCGAGTACACGTACCAGGCTGGCCGCATCTACCAGGAGTGGGACAGGAGCCGGCATCTCACGACGGACCGGCCGCTTCACAAAGACGCGGAGCACTATGTTGGCATCGACACGGGGAGGTGCTTTGCCGCCGCGTTTGTCGCCGTTGAGCCGGACGGATCACACTATGTCTACGACGGCGTCTACGAAGAGGGCGGCATCATGAAGGACCACTCCCACGAGATCATGCGCAGGTGCTATGAGTATGAGATATCGCCTCTTTTTTATGTTGACGCATCGAGCCAGTTCAAGGACGAGCTTGCCGACCACGGCATCTACGCATACGACGCGAGCCGCGACCTCCTCGGCGGCATCAACCGGCTCAGGCGACTCATGCGCGACGGCAAGTTCTTCGTCCACAGCCGCATGGCCCAGCGCTGGTGCTTCGAGGCCGAGCGGTATATATGGGACGACTGGCGCGGAGCCAAGAAGTACTCCAAGAGCCCGAAGCAGCGGCCCCGCAAAATTCACGACCACCTGCTTGACGCGGTACGTTACATCGTCTCAGCCTATGCCCTTGTCGAGCCGGGCAACGCCGGCGCGCCAAAGACCGCGGAACAGAGAATACGCCAGCAGGTGATGAAGCGATTCCCGAAAAAAGACAGCTTTGATTTAGGGGTGATGAATTGATTGACATAACACTGCTTGTCGTGGCCTTTCTTATTGCCGGGGCGACGACGTTTCTGGCCCTGCTTATCCTGTTTGCCGTCCTGCTTCACAGCGACAAGCGGGACAGGATGGCCTACCGGGAGCGCCGGGAGCTCTACGGCAGAATCCAGGCCTACGAGATACCCGAAGGGCAGGACGATTTAAGCGAACTTAGTAGTGAGGAAGACGATGACGGCGGCGACCTTGTGGCTCAGGAGTCCGGCGGCGTGTTTGACCCGGCGACTAAAAAGAAGTTTCACACCAAAGAGGAAGCACTTGCTTGGCGTGAGTATCTTGACCGCAGCGGCAAGCCCCTTGACCACGAACCGGATAACGCATTGATAGGATTCTAACATGGCCGAAATGCAAGACCAAAAAGATTCCGTCCTAAACGAAGTCAAGGACAAGTACTCCACCGGCAAGAAGAAATATAAACTCCCCTACGAAAAAACATGGTTCATCAATCACGCCTTCATCATGGGGCAGCACTACATCAGCTATGACGACGTGAGCCGCACGTTCATCGTTCCTCCCGCACCTCCACAGCACCGCCGCCGCGCCGTCATTAACTGGCCGCTTGCTTACTTCCGGCGCACCAAGAGCAAGCTCGCCGGAGGCTCGCCCGTCATGTCCGTTTACCCGGCAACGCCGGAGGCCGAGGATCAGGACAGGGCAGAGCTCGCCACCATGCTCCTTGACTACGAATGGGACCGGCTCAGCATCAAGGCGAAGCGCCAGCAGCTTGTCGGATGGGCGCTTACGGCCGGGACGGCGTTCTACCACCCCTATTGGGACGCCTCTGCCGGGCCGTCGGCCGAGGACGAGACCGGCGAGGTTGTCCGTCGCGGCGAGCTTGGCATTGAGGTCGTATCGCCCTTTGAGGTTGTCATTGACCCCTTCGCCGTTGATATGGAGAGCGCCAGATGGGTTGTCTGGACGAAGGTACGGCCGATCTCGTGGGTAAAGGAGCGGTACAAAAACACGGAAGAGCTGAAGCCCGACACGGAGAACAGCGCGACGCTTTACGAGAGGAAGATGCAGGACGTCATTGGCGTCTTCGGATTCATGCACTGGAGCGAGGACAACTTCCAGACGTCAAGCGGCGACAAGGCAAAGCCCGACACCATACTTGTCCATCAGTACTGGGAGCGGCCGTCGCAGAAGCACCCAAGGGGGCGGCTTGTTGTTGTTGCCGGGAACACGGTTCTGCTCGATAGGGACAACCCCTACGACGGAGACCTGCCGTTTATCAAGTTCTCCGAGATCGAGGTCGTCGGCAGGTTTTGGGGCATGAGCGTTGTTGAGCAGATGGTTCCGTTGACGCGCAACCTCAACAAGGCCCGGAGCGAGCAGATGGAGAACCGGCTCATGAGTCGCCCCAAGTGGCTCATCCCGCGTGTCTGCAAGCACAACAAGGCGGCCTTCACCGAGGAGGCCGGAGAGCTGATTGAGTACACGGCCGGGCCGCGGGGCGAGAGGCCCAACATTGAGAACCCGTCGCCGCCGTCGGGCGCGCACATCGACGACATCCGCCAGACCACGCTTGAGCTTCAGGAGATCACCGGCTGGCACGAGGTCAGCCGCGGCATGCTCCCGTCGGCCGAGACGTCGGGCAAGGCAATCCAGCTTTTGCAGTTTGCCGACGACACGCAGATCGCGGCCACAATGCGCCAGCTAGAGATTGCCGACGAGCAACTGTCCCGCTGGCTTCTGAAGCTGGCCAACATGTTCTACGCCGAAGAGCGCATGATTCGCGTTGTCGGTGACGACAAGGTGGCGAAGGTTGCAAGCCTCCGCGGCGAGCAGTTGACCGGAAAGAGCGAGGGCATCGACTACTTCGACGTCCGCATCCAGGAGGGCACGGGCTTCTACCGAAGCCGCGAGCAGGCCAGAAACGAAATCCAATGGCTTATCTCCGTCGGCCTGCTCAACCCGCAGATACCAAAGGACCAGCGCCGCATTGCCCGCATGATCCGCATGGGCACGGTCGAGGACACGGTTGACGAGGACAAGCTTGACGCCGACTGGGCCCGCCAGGAGAACAAGCTCATGGCGAACGGGAACGCGCTTGAGGGGTATCCCCAGCACTTTGAAAACCACGAGATACATCTCGCCGAACACCGGGCATTCCAGAAGTCCGACAAGTACCGCCAGCTTGCAAGCCAGATACCAACGATTGTCGAACTGTTTGAGCGACATACGGCCGCGCACGCCGACTACATCCTCCGCCAGACCGCAGAGCCCGGCGACGAGGAGCAGGTCATGGCCGAGGCGGACGAGGGATTTTCAGAACAACCAGCAGGAGGTGAATAATGGCCACGGTTAATCCATCAGTGGCGGCAGACGGCAGACACAACGACATCCTTACCCGCAGCGCGCTTGTCCACGTGTTCGGCAACGCATATACGCCGACGCTCTACACGTTCAGCGGGTCGGCCGGGACGTATGTCTCCGGCGATGCCACCAGCAACGTCATCGACATTGACAACTACAGGCAGGTCCTTGTCTCGGCCAACGTCAACATCGGCAGCGGCACGGACGTCAGGGTCCGGTTTGATTGGTCGCACGACGGGAGCACGTGGTTTCAGGAGGACTCGGAGGATTCGGCCACGAGCGGGCAGGTCAAGCGCGTCCGCGTCGTCCACGTCTTCGAGAACACCGGGAGCCACCAGTTCCCCATGCCGAAGATCGCGCGTTACCTCAAGATTTTCGCCACCTACACGGGAACGTCAAGCACCAGTACGCTCGCGCTCTCGTTGGTCGGCGCCATTGTATAGGAGGCTCTATGTTCGGGTTACCCTGGGAAACACTTCTTCCCATCGCCGCCGTCGCCGCGGTGATTGCCGTGTCGTGGCTGTTCAACAAGAACCCCTCCATCAAGAAGTACGAGGGGCTCATGCTTGAGGCGTTTAACGCCGCCGAGAAGATGGGCAAGAAGAACAAGAAGCTGGACAAGGCCGCGAAGTTCATGGAGCTGTTCCTTGCCAAGTACGAGGAAAAGACCGGCGCCGTCCCGAGCGGCAATCTCATGGGCGAGGTCCTAAAGCATGTCGAGAAGATGGTCTTTGTCCAAAACCTCACGAAGGGGGTCAAGTAGAATGGACGGGTTAATTCCCCTTCTCACCGTTATCGGCCAATTCCTGTTTGAGTTCTGGAGATCACGAAAGGAACGTCAGCATGATCGGGAATCGAGCGAGTTCGACAAGGCGATGGCTATTGGCGACAGCAGCACTATCGGCCGCCTTCTTAGTCAGTTGTAGCACAGCCACCGTCATCGTTCCCAGCGACGACGTTCCGAGGCAGATGAAGACAGGAGACATCATCGAACCCCTGTATGACGGCTGGTGGCTCATCAGCCCCGGCTTGTTTAAGAAGTTGTGGGACAAGGCTCACGGCAACGGGCGGGACGATTTAGCACAACCTTATAGTGGAGGGACGTGCCCTCCAGTACTCGTCTTTAGCGGGGAATCGCCGGACCCGACAGGACGTTAAACTTATTCGGCGTATGGAGGCAGTTATGCCAGAACAGGACGTAAACGAGGCCGTCGCCACCCCTAAAGAGGAAGGCACCACGTCCGACGGTCAGAACACCGCGACACCGTCAGACGCCGCCGACGACGTTAACGCAGGCGGAGGGACATCCGAGGCTGTTCCGTATTCCCGATTCAAGGAGGTCATCGACCAGAAGAACAAACTCCAAAGCGAGTTTGAGTCCAAGGTCGAAGAGGCCGCCGCGGAGCAGCTCTATGGGCTGGCCCAAAAGTACCCGGATTTGGCAAAGGCCCTGTACGGCGACAACGCTGACAACGGCGCCGCCGGCAACAACGCCCAGCCAAAGGCACCCGAAGCCCCGGCAAGCAAGGACGCCGGGGACGATTGGACAAAAAGGTTCTCAGACCTTGAGGCATGGAAAAGCTCCCAGGAGGAGCATTCCCGCCTCATGCAGGTCGCCGAGCGTGTTGAGTCCGAAATGGACAAGCACGACGTCCTTGGCAACGACCAGATGCGCACCCTCGCCAACAACGAGGTTGCCATCATGTTGAGCCAGAATCCCAATCTACCCATTGACCGGGTCGTCAAGCAGGTCGCGGAGGGGTTAGTCGCCCTGAAGTCAGGGATCGAAAAACAGTTATTTGAGAAAAAAAAGTCCTCGAGTGCTGTGCCTGCAAACGGGCCGGGAGGCAACTCCCCGGTGGTCAACCCTGAGAAGCTGACCTTCCAGGACAACTCCACCTACAAGGCTCTTCAGGCCATCTTCGAGGCAGAGGAGCAGTAAACCATGGCTACCGAAACGCTTACCACAGCACAGAACGCGTTAAAGCGCGTCTATCCTGTGGCCATGACGAACCAGCTGGCCTTGGATTCGGTGCTTTATGCCCGGACCAAGAAGACGGCTGACGGCATCGTCGCTGAGGGCGAAGGCCTGTACGCCTACGTCCCCGCGCACACCGCGCACCCCAACGTCGGATGGCGCTCAGAGGGCGGCACCCTGCCCTCGGCCACGGCCGACAGCTACTCGCAGATGCGGGTTGGCCTTGCGTACCTGTACGGTCCCTTCAACATCTCCGGCCAGCTTCTGAAGGCCGCCAAGAGCAATCGCGGCTCCTTCATGCGGGCAATGGACGAGAAGATGAAGCGGATTGGCGAAGCGATGGCGCTTGAACTGAACCGCGCCTTTTGGGGCGACGGCTCCGGCGCGCTCGCGCAGATCACGCAGGCATCCGGCTCGATCACGGCCGGCAACACCATCACGGTCGATAACGCCGCACAGCTCGTTCCGCAAATGCGGATCGACACCTTCAGCGCCAAGTCGGGCGGATCGTCCGGCCTGGACAGCGTCGTCATCGACCAGGTGGACTACAACAACAACACGATCACGCTGACCACGACTCAGACCGTCACACAGAACTTCTTCATCTTCCGTGAGGATTCGCGCGGCAAGTACGCGCAGGGTCTCTTGGGGATCGTGGATGGAGCGGACAGTGACGGCAACCGCGTCGTCTCGTCGATTCAGAACATCACCCGGTCCAGCAACCTGTGGGCCGACGCGAATGTTCTGGACAACGCCGGATCTGTTGGGACCAACCGGGCTATCACCGTGAAGCTGGTCCAACAGGCGTGTGAGCGCGGCGAGCGGAACATCGGGAAGTCCCCCACGGTCATCTACTCCAGCTTTGGAGTCCGCGACTCGTGGTTTGACCTCCTGCAGGCCGACAAGCGCTACGTCAACGTCAAGATGCTGGACGGCGGATTCTCGGCGATGGAATACAGCGGCGGAAAAGCCCCCATCCCCTGGATTGTTGACCGGATGTGTCCTGTCAACACCGCCTTCTTTGTCCACGAGCCCGAGCTCTCCATCTACCAGGCCACCAATGGCGTGGAGTGGGTTGACGAAGACGGAGCCATCCTGTCTCGCGGGTCCGACGACAGCTACGATGCGCGCAGCCGGTGTTACATCACGCTGGCTTCCCATCAGTTCCAGTGTCACACGGTCCTTCGGGACATCACGGAGTAACCCAGTACCCAGGTAACCAATAGGGATCAACCCGGTCCCCCGGCAACGGGGGGCCGGGACATCCCTTGAAGGAGTGAATATGATTCGTGCCAAGAACATAGAAGACGGCACGGTAGTTGCGGCCGAGATCGCAAACGACTCAATCGACTCTCAGCACTACGCCGCCGGGAGCATTGATGCTGAGCACCTCGCCAACGACTCAATTGACTCTCAGCACTATGTTGACGGGTCGATTGATACTGCGCACCTCGCCGCTGACGCCGTCACGGGCGCGAAGGTTGCCGACGATCAGATCGACTCAGAGCACTACGTCGCCGGGAGCGTTGACGCTGAACACCTCGCAAGCTCGGCCGTCACGCTTGCCAAGGTCGCGAACAACGTCCTTGACCTCACGAAGGTCGGAGACGCCATCGCGTCCGGCGCAACGAGCGGGTCTGGATTCCTCGGCTTTGCCTTCGCGCAGACCGTCTCGGGGACCACGACCTACGCACCCATGAGCGACACGTTCAATATCCGCATCATCGACGCCCACGTTGTTATGCGTGTGGCCGGCGCCTCCAGCGATACGGTGAAGCTGACAGACAGCTCCAGCGACATCACCGACACGCTTGACCTGAGCGCCGAGTCCGACACGGATATTGTCCGGTTCACGCAGATCGACGACGCCTACCACACGCTTGCCGCAAACAGTCTCCGGGTTGTCACGGCCAGCGACGCCCTTTGCGATGTGTATATCACTTTCGCCCGCGTCACATAAGGCATGGCGCGGCATAAGGTAGGAGGCGTTACCATGGTGGCTCAGCCGCTCCCGTCGTTTCGCAATAACTGGAACCCGAACGTCGGCCCCCACGGAGAAAGGCTGACGGAGTGGGAGCCCGAAGAAGACAGGAGACGAAGACGGAGAGAGGCAAAGGGAAAGAAGCTCAGCGTCGGGGACGACGAGGGAACCTACCCGTGCCCCAACGACTGCGGCTGGGCCACCGCCTTCCCCCAAAAGCTCATCACGCATATCAGGAAGTGCAACCTGTCCCGCCAGCAATGGCTTGACGCAAACCCCGGCGAGGCCGAGCGGGCCACCCGGTACGTCTGCGAGGTATGCGAGGGAGAGTTCAGGTCGAAGGATAAGCTCATAAGCCATAAGGAGAAGTTCCATGTATAACATCCCTGAGTCCGTCATGGAATCCATCAAGGCTTATGACGACATGCTGGCGGTCAGGTTCAACCAGCGAAGCGGGCTGTTTGAGGTGTGGCGATATGGCGGCGGGGTCACCGGGGGCGAGATCAACGACCGGCGCGACCACTTTGTCCTGAATGTGGTTAATCCTGACGCCACTTTCAGGCCGCTTGACCGCAGGGTCCTTGCCGACATTGCCGCCAGAGACATCAAGACATACGGCGGGGCCAGGCAGGCCAGAGAGGCCATCCTTGCCCACGAGCGCCGGGTAACGGCTGAGCGAGAGCGCCTTCACAGGGAGGCCATGGGCGCGGCCCACGACGAGTTCTACCACGCGATCCGCAAAGACATTGGTGCGGGACGGGCGATGACGTCGGTCCCGAGGGAGTAGGGAATGAAAGAGATATGGAAATCAGTTATTGTCGGCGTTATCCTTGGTGTCCTTGGTTTCTTGTCGGTCTCAGCGGCCAATGTTCACTCTAACCACGAGTCCCGCATTGCCGTGCTTGAGGCCCAGTACCGGGACTTCCATCGGCGCCTTGACCGGCTGGAGACAAAGATTGACCGCGTCCTGGAAGCGGTGAAATAGGCGGTGATACTATGAACCTTCGAGACATGATCCAAGCCATCAGACGGCGGGCAAACCAGCCAACGAACTCCGGCCTTGTCACGGACAGCGAGCTTGCCCAGTACGTCAACTTCGGACAGGACATGGTGGTCAACAAGATCGTCGAGGCCGACGAGGGATACTTTGAGGACCAGGACTCAAGCCTTGGCTTTGTTGCCGATCAGCGGGAATACGATCTTCCCGAGCGCGTTCGCGGGCGCGTCATCTCCCTCATCGAGCGGACCGACATCACAAGCCCGGTTCCCTTGAGAGAGATTCGCTTTCAGGACCGCGAGCGCTACGCGCGGAACAGCCTCAATCTTCTGCTGGGAAGCGATGAGCGGTTCTATTATCTCCGCGGCCAGAAGCTCGGCGTCGTCCCAACACCCGACAGCACCATCGCCAACAACCTGCGGCTGTCGTTTATCCGCCGCCCCGCGGAGCTGTCCTACGGCACCGTCGCAAGCGGAACATCAACCACCCTCACGCTTCCCGCCACCCCGACGGCTGGGACCACGTGGCAGATCGACGACTACTACAACAGCGACAGCGTCTATATCGTCAGCGGCACCGGGGCCGGACAGCGGCGCGACGTAAGCGACTATGTCGGCTCAACGCGGACGCTGACGCTTAGCTCAGCCTGGTCCACGACGCCCGACACCACGTCGATGTATTCGTTCATCTCCCCCATTCCTGAGCAGTACCACGAAATACTCGTGGCCTACGCGGTAAGGGCCATCCACCAGAAGGACCTGAACCGTGACGGCATCGCTACGTGGAACGAAACGCTCGGCACGCTCTTGGGGCTTCTCCTAACCAGCATCGAGACGAGGGTAACTGACGAAGCGAAGTACATCAGGAGCACGAACGACAACATGGAGGAGTGGTCATAATGGCTATAAAACCAATAAGAGAAGGGGTAAGTAGAGATGGGTAACAGATTTTCTTCGGGCCGCGCCGTCCCGGCTGGTATCGGCGACATGCTCAAGACAACCTACGACATCGACATTGACGGCATCGCGGACGACGCCGAGGCCCTGGCCGGGGTTGCGGCAAGCGGGTCGGCAACGACAGGACAGGTACTTACAGCCACGTCGGCATCAACGGCGAACTGGCAGACTCCGGCCGCCGGGGTATCGGAGCTTGCCGACCTTTCCGACGTTACGGCAAAGACTGGAAGCGGCACAGTTGTTGTCATGCAG